ACCGTTTTCGTTGCCATTTACTATTCCCTTTACTTATTTCTTCTTGCTGCGAAGAAGTTTAAAATCGTGGCCGTCAACCTTACCATTCTTATTAGCATCAATCTTATGTTGATTGCCCGTTAGTTCATCTACCTGTTCGACTTCTTCGTTTGACAACTTAGCAGCAATCGCCATCTGACGGCGTTTTTCGTCCGACTTGCCCTTGAATTGAGGAGCATCGGAGTCCTTGAAGTCCTTGATAACATCACCCATTTTGGCTTTCGCCATGTTGATGCGTTCTTGAAGTTGTTTATAGGTCTTCATCGGTGTCCTCTATTTCTTCTGTATCGCCGTGATCATTTTCATCTGTGATTTCGTAGTGTTCGAAATCTTCGACTTCATTATCTTCCGGCGTATCGTTATAAATTCCGGCTGCCATATCTTGACGCATTTGATCTAATTGTTCGCCTGCTTTAAGGTCCATAATATCATTAAAAACTTGTTCGGCATCTGCAAAAGTGCCGTCTTCAATGTTATTTATTAAGTCACTAATGTTACTGTTGTCCATCATCTTGTCCTTGATTTTGTTGTTGAACCGCCGCTGGTGGTTCGCCTTCTAGTGGAGAATAGTCGGGCGGCGAAACTTCAGGAGGACTTGCATCATTTTGCTTCTTAATCTCTGTAATTTCATCGTCCGATAATTTAAGAATATTTTCTTGAACGTATTCTTTACTATACATTGTGCCGATAAACGGCGCAACACCTTGGAGAATCTCAACTCTAGACTGTAGAATTTGTTGCTCTTTGGATTCTGTATAGAAAGCATCGGTTGCAAAAACATACTTGATATCATATCTCATCTTTTCCCAATCGGCTTCGGTAATGATACCTTTGAGAATAAGTTGTGTCTTTAGTAGATCATCAAATAGAAGTGTGAAACGACGGCGCAGTTTAGAAATAAACTTTGTAAACTTCCATTCGTCTCTATTGATTTCAGCAGCACGACCAAAGTTAAGGCCAGTTTGCTGTTCAAGTCTTGACATAGGCACGTTCAACGCTTGATATAGTTTGCGTTGGAAGTATTCAATGTCTCCCATTTCGCCTAGACCCTGACCACCTGGTAGAGTTTCAATCTGAGTGCCTCTACCACCTTCGCGGCGTGGCAACCAGAAATCTTCAAGCATTGACATAAACTTTTTATCATCACGGATTTCACCAGTCTGAGAATCGTAAACAACTTTATTACGATACTGATTCATAATACCCTTGAGATACTGTTCGGCTTTAATCTTTGGAAGATTACCAACGTCAACATAGAATACACGGCGCTCTGGCGCTCTAGTGATACGATAGATGACTGCGGCATTTTCCATCATACGCAACTGATTTGCTGGGCGAATAGCCTTGTGCAAATAAGATAGCGGCATATTTCTGTCCATGTCCTTCAAGCCAGAAGGAACAAAGCAGATAGAATCTTTTTCGATGCGCATGGTGGCACCGGCGGTAGAAGTGAGTGATGCAGATGGGGTGAACGTTTTGTTTGGAATTAGACCACGTTCATTGTAGATAAAATATTCTTTAATATCTTTAATGAACTCTACACCAGTTTTTGCATCCTTTTCCTTTAGGATCTCTCTCATCTTCTTAATTTTTCTTGGGTCAATATAGCGGATGTCTGCTAGACCCTTCTTTAGATTGGCTGTGTCAACAACTTTATGAAAGAAAAGTCTTCCGTCGATGTACCAATGTCTAAAGTAATCTTGCGCTCTTAGATTGAAGTCCAACATATTAAGTAGTAGTTGAAATTCTTCTTGAACCATCGTCTTAATATTCTTTGACAAATCTACTTCATCAAGATCAATCTTTACTGGAGCTTCATCGTCCAGATTTGCAATAGAATCATTTACAATATCATCAATTGCAGTATCGATATCTGCCATCATAGCAATATCACGATACTTACGAATCAATTCTATTTCATTATTTGTGGTGCCATCGATATCGATGTATGTACCATAGTAGCCACCGGCTCTGATAGTTTCTACACCACCATCGTCCGTTGGCGCCACAAACGATTTCTCAGTTTGTGACGCCGTAGACTTTTCAATTTTATAACCAAATATCTGCATTAAATTATCCTAATTGGATGGAATTATGCAGTCAGATAATGTGAGTAGTTAAAGGTTACGGTGAACTCTTCAATTACGTCATTCTGACCATACTGTAGACCAATTTCCGACATGTTGATCGGGAAAGCATTGTAAAGAACATAAGTCATTAGAGGATCGTCATTACGATCCAGATGCTCTACTGACATATCCACTTGATAATCAATTGGATTTAGAATGCCAGTGTTTGCTTCTAGATCGTTCATGCCGTTCATCCACTCTTCGAATGGGCGACGAAGTGACATGGCAGTATCGTTAACAACTGTGATTGTGAACGGATCAAAGATGCGCTCACCAGCTAACTTAACTTCACGACCGCGGTATTGAATGATTGTTGGGTTTACTGTTGACGCAGGAAGTGCTGCACCAGTAACTAGTAACGAGTATTCTGTATCAGGCACCGAAGATACGTAGCCTGGGAATGTTAGAATGACACGGAACTGGTTTGGTCTAGCACCACCAGCCCCTAGTAACCCTTTAAATTTTGAAATATCCATTTATAAATCTCCTATTTCTATTTAGTCGGGTTATTAGGCGCCAACTTCTGTGAACGATACTGAGGTACGAACCGCAACAAAGTTCAGGTAGATGAAGTTGATCGAACGTGCTGGCTTGATGTAGATGTCAGCAACGAATTCGTTACGGTCAATAACCTCACCAGTGTTGTTTGTTTCGTCACAAACAACGCGGAAGTCAAAGATACCACGACGACCACGAACGTCACGTAGGAATGGTTCTACCATCGAACGGAACTGGGCACGGCTGAAAACATCGTTGAACTCAAAGAGTTGATACTTAGCCGCAGTTGCGATAGCTTTTTCAAGAACGATGAACAAGCGACGAACGTTGATACGATCAAATGCACTAGGCTTAGCAAGAAGTGTTTTATCGCCGTAAAGTAGTGTGCCTTCGCCTGGGAAGGTAGCTACTGGGTTAACACCATTCTTGTAAAGTGTGTCACGTTCTGTCTGATTTGGCGACCAAACCAGCTTAACAATATTCTTGAGTTGGCCACGATTGAAACCAGCAGGTGACCACCATGCATCGTTTGTTTGATCTGTGCGGGCGCAGAGACCAGCAGTATCAGCATTCAGAGGAACGTTGATATATGCATCGTTGTAACGGTCATATTGGCGCTTCCAACCTGAGTCCATAACGGCATATGAAGTGTTACGATTGATATCGGTTTGACGATATGCAACTACATCCGCTGCCTCACTGCCTGCGTTGTTATATACAGCCGCAAGAGGTGGTGATAAGAACACAACGCAATCAAGACGAGCTAGGGCTACGTTATCGATAACGTGATTTACTACTGCCGCTGCGTGACCACCGGTTAGAACAAGTGAAATATCAACAATTTCTTTGTTTGCAAACAGGCTGTAAGCATCTTGTAAATCACCAGTTGAGGGCGTAGCAACATTACCACCATTTAAGTCCATAACTAGTGGGTCTTGGCCAGAGGATTGACCGTCTTGTTCTGTACCATCAAATGCAGTTGCAGCAAGCGCACCCCAGTTTCTACCTGATGGGTGATTCATCCACCAGATATATTGTGATTGTTGGTTGAGAACTTCCTTGTAGTAATTGTTTGTACCGTCAGCCAGTTTGTTACCAATCTGTTTAGAAGCAAACGCAAATCTTTCAACTACTGTATTGGCTGCACCAGAAAAACGACCAAGGGTATCGACAACTACAATGTGTAGTTCATCATTCGAACAGCCAACCTGGTTTGCTTGAGAACTTGTGCCAGGGGCAGCATCAAAGTATGACGCATATTCCCAGCCAGAGAACGAAGTGGCGTCCGCATATTGAACTTCAAGGCTATTACCATAAAGACCAGGATATTTAGCAGCTACCTCACCATTCGGGGTGCCACCGTTTGCATAAACGGCTTCATAAACGTCTTGATTAGGGATGAAAACACCGCTACCTTCAGAGGTAGCATTCTCTGCGGCCGAGCCCACCGCACGAACAAGCTGAAGGTTGTTGCCATATGCCAAGAAGTTGGCGGCAGTGAACCAGTCGGTAGGGTCTAGCGGTAGACCAAAATACTTGCGAAGTTCATTTTCTGAACTCACGGTAAAAATTTCTTCTACAGGACCCCAGTTGAAGTAACCAACAAACGCGCCTGCCGAAGTCGATACGGCTGGAATAACGTTTGTTAGATCCTTTTCTGATACTAGGACTCCTGGCGATAATTGAAAAGCCATATTCTTCTCCTCGTTGTAAACCTGACAATATTCACTTGTCGTTTTATGTTTTTATTTATAAAAATGTGAAAGTTACAGTAGCCAACCCACGCGCCTAGTTTCTTCTTCATCTTGCGTGACTTTCCAGAGATCGCCATTAGAAACAAAATAGTCTTCTTGGAATCCATTATTTATTGCTCCAAACGGAGTCATATCTTCTTCAATTTGGTCCATCTGGTCTTTATACATTCTCTCTCTGATATCAACATTCGTCATATCTTTGAAGTAAGGATTGCTTGTCATCCAAGCAAGTAAAACCAGACTCATTACAAGATCATCAAAGTAACCTTCGTCTGCCTGCCAAGATCCCTGCTTTTCAATGAAAGTAGAGAACTCGGAAATTGTTTCAGCATCAAATACTAGTAGTTTATTTTCTTCAAGTAGAGATTTTAGAGCAAAACACCCCTGCCTCTTTACTTGCTTTGTCATTCTAACACCGCGCTGGGTCTTTGTACCAAAACCAGGTGATAGATATTGCTTTAAAGCCGTCTTTACAGTAGTAAGAATATTATCATATTCTAACTCCATATGTAGAATATCAGCCACCTGTTGGCCAATATCATTAATTTCAACAAGAATATATGCCTTGTTGTAGTCTGTGCCTACTTTAGCCACGATGTTAGGAAACAACATCGGAGCAATTTTATTATCACGATACTTAGCAACCAGTTTGTATGGCGCTTCTGTAACATCCAAGACTGTGAAGGCAGAATAGTCTCCGCCAACACCGCGTGCCGTATCTACACCCATGGCATAGATATGACCATCGATAGGCTCTTCAAAAATATCCAGTCCATCTTTTGTATGAATAGGATCAATAGAACTCATAGCACCCAAAGTTTTGGCTGAGACAAGAGTGTTACTTGAGCCAAGAAACTCGCACAAGACTTCTTGGTTGAACTTTAGTTCTCCAAGTAAGCGTAGTTGTTCTTCTGCCCATGCTTCATCTCTACCAGGAATTCGATGGTAAGGAATAAACATAGGCACAAAGCCATTGTTTCCTTTTTCGGCCTCGTTCCAGAATTTCCAGAAGTGGTTGTAGCCGAGAGGAGTAGAAGTCAGAAGAATCTTTGTTGTCTGACCAGCAGAAATCGTAGGATAAACAGAAGCGAAGAATTGCTCCGCCACGGTGTTTGGAATAATCGCGGCTTCGTCAATGTATAGCCAGTTAACAGACTTACCACGAATACCAGATGCAGTCGTAGCAGCGGTGAAAATCTTAGAGCCATTCTCTAACTCTACGTCACCCTTGTTCCATGTCTTAACGCCTTGCTGCATCCATAGAGGCAAGTTTTCATACATACCCTGATAACGAGCCATAACTTCTCTAGCAGCCGCAGTCTTGTTGGCCATGATAGCAACTGTTTTAGAATCTTGAAAGAGTGTATACCATAGAATACATGCCGCAGAAGTAATAGTCTTACCCTGCTGGCGACCTTCCATAAGAATTGCTTTACGATTCCCTAGAATGTGTTTAACTTTTTCTTTCTGACAATCATATAACTTAAACAACTGGAGACCATAATCCAGCGTAACAATCATACAGTAATTTTCAATGAAGTAAATAGGATCTTCCTGGCATTTTTCGATTTCTGCCAGTTGTTCGAATGTAAAGTTGTGCTTGTGACCAATCGGCTTTAAGTTAATATTACCGTGATACGAGGATTCATCACTCATGATCTATGACTTTTGCTTTCTCTGCTTTCAATGCTTTGAGTAAATCCGAAGTAGAACCAGAAAAGATGATATTGTTTTGTGTATCAATGCTCTGTTTCTTGGGTTCTTCTTCTCGTAGCCGTTTTTTCTTGGCTTGCAAATCAAGAAGGTCTTTTGCAGCATCACCCGTTGTTTTGATTAACTGACCAACAACTTCGTATGCTCTTGGACTATCGCTTCCCTTGGCTACACTCAACATACCATCGATGGCTTCTTGCCCCTGATCAATCAAGGCAGAGAGTTTCTTCCTTGCCTTAATATAATCGTCTTCAATATCGTCACCAGTAGATATGATTTCTGGTACCAAAGGTTCCTGAACTACAGTTGGTAGTTGTTCTTTTTGATTAAGAACTTCGTCCATGTGGGTACCAAAAATGGCATCCAGTTTATCGTATTGATTATTCGTAGGCTTCATCAAATTGCTCCACATAATTCCAATCGTCTAGATAGGATGCATCATTAGGCGTATAGGTTACTTGATACTTAATTTTTTCTAGTGTATCCGCATCTGGATTAATATTCGCATATGTATTCGCGATAGCGGTTTTAATATAACCTTGCATATCTACTGGGCCATAGAAGTTTATTCCCAGATTAAAAGTTAGATTCCATACAATAGATTGTCTTTGCGTAAACTCACCCTCATAATTATCTTCATATGAAACATTCTCTAATATAATTTGCAAGTCTCTTTTGATACCCATTTCTGGAATATCTGTGATAGTCACACAGAAATCTGGATTAAAGAATGGTAAAATCTGTTCGATGATTTGAAGGCCGTCATCTTGATTTTTTGTTACAATGAAAAGAGATATTGATAAATTGTATGGAGTGCTAGTATATTGAACTCGCACTTTATCTACATCGTCCCCAACACCCACTGCTATATTCTTAGTAAGAATATTTAATTTTTGTTGCGGGTTATATTGAAGACCTGTTATCTCAAATCCAATTCTAGGTAGTGTGATAGCAACCGATGCTGGATCATTTCCAGGTACGGCTGCAACTCTTGCTAGAAACTTATTTTTTGGCCCATATGCAAGAGGAACGCGAATGGACTGAGCCACTTCACCCGCAGAGTTTTTGCGCTCTACGGTTAATTGATTAAATATCGTACCAAAAGCAATGATTGCTTTACGAATATGCTGGTGATAAAAGTGTTGCTTCAAAAACATTATGCCGCTGTCCTTACTTGAACTTCACCGAATGGATTAAATGCGGTGAAGTCTAAGAACTCACCCGCTTCTGTTTCAAATTCGTTGGTTTGATCTAGGGCATCGACGTTTTCTGTGCCACTTGCTTGTAAGATAATTGAATTGCTGGTAGTTGAAAGAACATAATCGCCAGACTGCATGATAAGTTGCCAACCCAGAAGGTCTTGAGTCTTACCGTCCGTGATACTGTCAATTTCGTCAATGCCCGTATCAATAGTTTCAGAACTAAATTCGAACACCTGACATGACATTTTATATGTGTAAATCTTTCCCAACTGATAGAAAGGATTTAAAAAGTCCACGTAGTTGATTTGAAAGAACGTCTTTGTTTTAGGAAAGAACAATAAGTCGCCTTCAGCTGGACGTTCTGGTAGCTGTAGATTTTCTGCATTTCTACCAACAGATTCTTCCCAGCGGCGTCTAGCAACAACAAACGTTGCATTTGACCTAAACTCGAAACCAAACTTTGTTAGTAACTCACCCTCACCTTCAAAGCCTTCTGTATTTTCAAGATACATTTCCAGTGGATATGCTTGGGTGAAATATGATAGAGCATCTTCAAATAAAATAGGGTCTTCATTCGCTATCGTTCTTGGAAGATAGTAGACATCATGTCCATAAATCTTCATACTTTCGATAACAAGGTCCTCCAACAAACGTTGTTCGTTTGTTGTGCCGGATGTATTACCCGATTGAAAGTAGAAGTTAGTAGGCATGTTCTTAGCCCACCATAAAATCGACGGGCAGTTCCGAACTTAGCTGCATATCTCGTTGTATCATTCTAATTTCTTCTACTGCCTCGTCATAGACTTGTTGGCCATTCATGACGATACCACCTGGTAATTGCATACCACCAAATTTTTTCATGTTGTCTCCCCACTGCTTTTTAATCAAAGCAGTAGCATATTCTTTTAGGAATCTATCATCATAGATTTGAGTGAATGTATTTGGATCGACAATACGATAGCATTCAACGATGATAAAATCACCTGGTTCAAATACATCTTTCCAATTGCAGTGAATTTCCAGCTTATCTGTCTTACGATTGTAGGCAAATGATCTGTCGCCAACAAGAAGCATGTCCAACATGGACAAGTATTGTTTCATTTGAGTAAAATAAATCATGTCCGCAGATAATAGATTATACATATCATTCATGCGGAACTGATAGATAACATCGAACATGTTATTTGCATTATTCATACCAGAACTTGGACCATTAACTGGCAACACTCTGATTACACCAATAACGGCATCAGAAATGGATACATAACCATTCTCAATATCACCTGGTGTATAGAAATTGCTTGTTGCGACTAAAGTGCGACTAAAGCCAGAATTTTCACCGGTAATTACTTCACTCGCAACAAAAGTGCCGCTAACTTTACTAGCAGTTATTACCACTCCATTTATTGATACGACACTACATGATGCCCCAGATGTGGCACCTACAAGAGTTTCACCAACTTCAAATGAGGGCGGTGAAAGACCTGAGAATCGCAGAGTTGCACCTGTAATTTGTTGCGGGAGATAAATTCTCTCGACCCCATCAAAGTGAAACTCTTGGAAATACTGCAATGCATCATCGATACGATCTTCTACTTGATCGTCATCAACGTTAATTTCAATTACCGGGAAACCGAGTCTACGGAGACAGTAATCTATTAGTCCTTGTCTTGATGAAACAGCCATATTGTGTCCTCTTTAGGACTATTTATAATGAACCCATATCGTAGACGGTAGGATCTGTACCAGCAATATCACCCAGGTCAATTGTTTCTGGGATGGTAAAGAAATCTGGATTATAGCCTCCGACCTCGATAATACTTCCATCGGTTTTCTTGGAATACAAGACACCATCTGCTAAGTTAACAGCAAGTTCGCCTACTGCGATATCACCAGCGCCTGGTATGGCGCCAGTGGTTTCACTTCTTTTGAGTTGGACAACGGTTGACATTAGTTTAACAGAGTCCCTGTAGAATCAAAAATTGCAATACGAGCGATAGAATACCACTGTGTAGATGATGATGCCATTATTTCAATTGAACCATTTGCTGCTACCTGAATTGCTGCGTTTGCTGCTAATGCGTCGATTGTTCCGCCTGTTGCTGGATAAATTGAGAGAGTATTTGCTCCCTTGTTTACGATAACAATTCTACGTCCAGCAGTTGCGGCGGGTAGAACTACGCCGGAGCTTGCCGCAGCGGTAGTAATTACGTTATAGTCAACGGTTAATGCAGTAGCAGTACCTTGTGTAGCACCTGCCGCAGAAACAGCATTGTTATTATTTACGACAGCACTATTAAGTGTTGGTGTTGTTAATGTCGGACTTGTAGTAAACGCAACCGTACTACTACCACTTTCGTCAGTGAGAGCGGCTGCAAGATTAGCACTAGAAGGTGTCGCCAAGAATGCGGCGACATTAGTACCAAGACCAGAGACACCCGTAGAAATTGGGAGACCAGTTGCATTGGTCAGAACACCAGATGCTGGAGTCCCAAGTGCTGGAGCGGTTAGTGTTGGACTGGTAAGGGTCTTGTTAGTTAAAGTCTGAGTACCAGTTAACGTAGCAACAGTTGAGTCAATCGCAACAGTAACTGCACCAGAACCATTAAACGATGTGCCAGATAAACCAGTACCAATTGTCAGCGTATTAGTTGTGTTCGCCGTAATTGTAATAGCAGCGGAACCGTTGAATGAAACACCGTTGATGGTGCGAGCAGTTGTTAATGTGGCTGCTGAACCAGTTGTGTTTTGATTGCCTGTTGTATTAACACCTGGGAGATCAATATTAGCAGAACCATTAAAGCTAACACCGCCAATTGTTCTAGCAGTTGTTAATGTGGCCGCTGAACCAGTTGTGTTTTGGTTAAGTGTTGGGAATGTGCAGTTAGTTAACGTACCAGAACTTGGTGTTCCAAGAGCACCGCCACTATAAAGAACAGTACCACCAGCACCAAACGCCACTGAACTTGCATCGGTGCCAGTAAAGGTTAGTGTATTGCTTGCGGTTAATGTTTTACCATCAGCAATGGTCAATGTAGACCCTGTTGCTGGTGCAGTAATAGCAACCTTGTTAACAGATGTGGCGCTTGCCACGCCAAGAGTTGGAGTAACCAATGTCGGACTAGTGGCAAAAACATTAGCACCACTACCAGTTTCGTCAGTTAAGGCTGCTAGAAGTTGAGCAGAAGTGAATGATCCAAGTACCGCTGCGTTGCCTACCGACGTGATATGCCCAGTTAAGTTCGCATTAGTTGTTACATTACCAGCAGTTAATCCAGATGCTGTACCAGTTACATTGGTCATTATACCAGAAGCAGGAGTACCCAATGCTGGAGCGGTTAGAGTTGGACTAGTAAGAGTTTTATTGGTTAATGTTTGAGTTGCGGTAGTACCAACAACTGGAATATAGTTAGTACCGTCTACCGTATATTCCCAAACATCAGTTGTTTCATTCCATTGAAGCGCAACGTTAGTAGACGTACCACGTTCTACTTCAATACCAGCATTTTGTGAAGGAGTTCCTGCTTCATTACTATTTAAAGTAATGATGTTATCGGCAAGATTGATTGTTTCAGTATTTACTGTGGTTGTAGTTCCAGAAACAGTTAGATTACCACTAACAGTTAAATCATTGAATGTAACGTTGGAACCAGTTCCGACTGCCTGACCAATAGCAACTGCACCATCAGTGATAGTAACACCAGTTCCTGCGCTAAAGTGAGCGCGAACATTTGCGGCACTTGGACCAGTAAAGGTAAATACACCAGTAGTGCTGTTATATGCAAGCGAACCATCACCACCACTATCAGTTACAGATACTGCACCCCGTGCAAGGGCATCTGTATACTGTGTAATGGTAGTAGCAATAGCACCTGAAGTGATCGTAATACCTGTTCCGGCACTGAAATGTGCGCGAACATCTGAGGCACTGGGTCCAGTATATGTGATAACACCAGTAGTAGAATTGTATGCTAGTGATCCATCACCACCACTATCAGTTACAGAAACGGATGCTCTTGCTAGAGCATCAGTATACTGAGTAATTGTGCTTGAAATAGCACCAGTTGTATTATTATATGAAATCCCTGTGCTGGCACTTAGACTTGACAGAGTAATAAAGTTTGCACCATTTGTCAGATGACTTGTATTTGTTGGGATAGTAAAAGCACCCGTTGTGCTGTTATATGCACCCGAGCCAGCAGTAAAACTTAGGGATGCTCTTGCTAGTGTATCGGTATATTGGGTAATTGTGCTTGAAATGGCACCACTGGTAATGGAAATACCAGTGCTTGCAGTAAAATGGGCGCGAACATCTGAGGCACTTGGACCAGTATAAGTGATTACACCAGTGCTAGAGTTGTATGCAAGTGAACCATCACCACCAGAATCTGTTACCGATACTGCGCCTCTAGCACGGGCATTCGTGAAGTAGAGGTTGGTTGAACCTTCTGTAATCTCGTCGCTGTTATCTTTAGTCTGAATCGCTGAAGTAACATATGCTTCTGTTGCCAGAGGTTTACCACCAGCAGTGGTACCATCATGAACAACTACTGTATCTTTAGTTGTGTCTACGGTGACTTCGCCAACAGCACCTGTAAAGGTAGAGTGCTGAACGGTAGTCCCTCTTCTAAGTTGTAAAATCGTTGCCATTTTTATCTCCTAATCCACTCTATTTAGGTTGTATATGTTCCACCGTCGAGAATGGCACCATCTTTTATGTTTGCTAGAGTGGTTTTCAACAATTCATGGCCGCCAGCGGTAGAACCATCGTGCACCCTTATAGAATTGTTTGTAGTATCCACAGTAATTTCTGCTTCCACGCCCGTGAAGGTATTATGCTGGGTCGAAGTACCTCTTCTGAGTTTTACTCTTGCCGCCATATCAAATACTCCCGTAATCGATTGCGTTGTATTCGAAAACGTTGTCAGTAATTAGGCCGTAATCTAAATCTGCGTTTTGGTTCAGACGAACAACAGCAACACCCGGTGTTGTTGTAGTGTCAACAACGAAATCCCCGAAAATAGTGTCGGCAAATGAGATAGTGGCTACTCCTGTGTTCGCCCCACCATCATTTACTGCAACTCCACCAAGAGTAACAACTGTACCGTCGGTCTTTTTAGAGAAGATTTTGTTATCTACCAAATTAACAGCAAGTTCGCCAATTGCCAGATCGGCACCTGTTGGTACGGCACTGGCAGTTTCACTTCTTTTGATTTGAACTACGGTCGACATGGATTAATCCTATTCATTTTTTGTAAAGTTGGATTCTTCCCAGTTAGCTTCAGAAGACTTTTTCGACTTAGGAGAGGCAGTAGCATACAATGCTTCTTCTAGTTCCTGTATCTTTGCTGTCAATTCAGCAACAGTCTCGTTGGCGATATTCAACTGGGTTTTCAACATAATACTATCAAGTGTTGTCGCCTTAAGTTGCTCTGCCAAATTATTAATATACGAATTGATGAACTTAGTTTGATCCATTATAT